AAATCTTTATCAGGAACTGACTTTTCAATAGTTGAAAAAAGAATCTTTGCGAGAGGTGCTACAGCTCCTAACATTTGAATCATGGTTTAGTACCACTTTGCTTTTCTTTTCTTATCAGCTAGCATTCTTCTTTGACCACCAACTTGATCTACTTGAGTTTCTTGTGGGTTAGTCATTTCAACATCAATTCCACCTTTTAAAGTTCCGTCAGAATTTGTAAATTGTGCAAAGTCTACTTGAGTTCCGTATGCAGATCTTGAAGATGAACTTTTATTAGAAGATACCATTCCACCTTTTGCATATCCTCTAGATTTTCCTGCTTCAGATAATGCAATAGCAATTGCTTGTTTAGGATTTTTTACAATTTTTCCAGATTTTCCAGAATGTAATTCTCCTTTTTTAAATTCTCTCATAACTTTACCAACTTTTTTTTGACTTTTGTTCATATTTATTCCTATTAGTTAGATCTTTGCTTATTTTGTTTTGCAAGAGATACTCCAGCACGCAGTTTAGCTAATTCTGCGTTTTGTTCAAGCTTATTTTCTTCGTTAGTTTGATTCATAAGCGCTTTTAGCTTATCTAAATTGATCCTATCTTCAGCTTCTTTGCGTTTTTGCTCATTTTCTATAGCTCTTAAGTCAACTTCACGTGCTTTTAGCTTGATTAATGGGTCAGAATCGTATTGTCCAATTAATTTATTCTCTTCATCAGCAAAATCTTTAGTCATTTCAGCTATTAATTGAGCTTTTCTAGATTCAATTTGAATAGTTATGTTTTTAATTTGTTGTTGAGCTTGTGGGTTCATCTGTGCTTGTTGTTGTAACATAGGTAATTGTTGTAATTCTTGTATAAATTCTACTTGAACTTGTTCTTGAGCCATAATTGAAATGTGTTCTAGTATATTTTTTTGTATTGCCATTACGATTGGAGGGTTATTTCTAACCATATTCAATTGTATAAAGTTTAAATGTGCATCAATATGTGCTTTATGATCTTGTCCAGCAAATGCTTGGAATGGTTGAGAAGCCATTGCAGTAATATGCTCTAAACTTGGATCCATTGGCATTGGTTGTTTTGGTGATGGTAAAATTAAATCAATATTTTTTGTACCCATTGCTTCATACATAGATCTATATGCTTGATAGATATCATGAATCTGTGGATTAGATTGAGCAAGTTGTAATTGAGTTTGTGCTAAACTAATTCTTTGTGATTGTGAAAATATATTTGGATCAGCAACTGGAAGTATATCTACCTTATCATCAAAATCTGCTTGTTTAATTTGTCTTTGTCCACCTACAACATCATATGGATAAACTGGAGGTAAATAAGTTGCAAATACATTTGCAAGTAATTCAAATTCATTTTTAAGTGCACCATAAATTCTTTTGTGTATAGCTGACATGACTCTAGATCCTCTTTCAAGTAATGCCATAGTTGTACCAACGGCTGCTTGTTGGTTCATATCACCTACTTGTGCATCTGCAATGCTCGCGAAACGTTGACCTGCATCAACTACGATACCCATTAATTGTAATAGTGTTTGATCTGGTCCTTTAAATGGAAGAGGCATAAACGCATCTCTTAAGTTTCCACCAGGTGCATCTACATCTCTAAATTCTCCTGGTTGTAATGGTTGTGCATCATCTCTAACTCTAATACCTCGCATTTTAAATCCAGAAGGTAAGTTAGCAAGTGTACCTGCATCTAATAGTTGTCTTAAAGCTGAAGTTGCAGTTCTTGATAAACCACCAATCATATGAATTAAACCAAATCCATAAAAACCTAATCCTGGTAAAAATTTAAAGTGTACAAAATAATTAGTTTTATTTTTTAATGGGTCATCTGTTTTATAATTACGTTTTATTGATAAAACTTCTCTAGAAGATTCTTCAATAGTTACAACGTAAGGAAGTTTAATACCTGTGGGCTCACCAGTTTGAGGGTCTTTATCCTCAAATCCTTCAAGATCTAAATTAACATGACATTCTAATAGAGTATAAATGTCATCTTGTTTTTCAACTCTAATACCTTCTAATTCTCTTTCCTTCTTTTTAATTTCATCATCTTTTAAAGGAGGTTCACCTAAATCTACATCTTTATAAAAACCACTTACTTGTTGTTTTCTTAAATCGTTTGCTGAAATTTTAATAACATGAATAACTGCTTCAGCATCTTCTAATGAAGTTGCAGAATAAGGAACAATTAAATCTTCTGATGGTACAAATTTAGAAACTGCTCTTCCTAATAATGAATCATAATAAACTTTTTTAAATGTAGATCCTGATAATGGTAAATAAAATAACATTTGATCAAATTCAGGTTCATACTCTTTCATAACATTCATGATTTGATAGTTCATGAATTCTTTAACTCTTGTTGCTTGATCTTCTTTATTACGATCTGTTAAACCAACAATTTGAGTTCTTACTGGGCCATCTGCTGGTAATAATTCTTTGTAAGCTTGTGCTTGGAATTGTGTAACTGATTCTGCAAGTACTGGATGGGTAACTCCTGATGCTCCTTTAAAAGGTTCAGTTCGTCTTTCGTATTTAAATCCTAAAAGATCTAAACCATTTGTATAGGCTTGTTCCCAATCTTGTCTTGATGTTTTATAATCTGTGTATTTTTCTTGAAGATCAGCTCCAATATAACCAAGAACGTCGTCATCTAAAAATTCTGCAAGGTTTGCATAATGATCTTCTCCACCCATTGGAACTACAGCATTTGGATCAAATGAAATTTCTGCTCCGCCTTCTTCATCCATATTTATTTCAACAGATGGATCTTGCGATTGTTCTACTTGTTCTTGAATTAGTTGTTCTGTTTCAGCTTGACCTGGAACTTCAATAGTACTTTTTGTATTAGGTAATGACTTATCGATATCTGCCATGACTAATTATACCTTCTTTTAAATAATGTTTCAACACCTTGGGAATCAGGACCTTTAGCAGGAGGTACTGTTTTTGTCAATCCACCATCAGCATATCCTCTCTCACTAATTATTCTCATAATTTCTTCTCTAGTAAATCCTGCCATCTCCAAAGCTTTTGCAATTGGATTTGTGCTAACATCTGTTTGAGAGGTTTGAGTGGATGGTGAAGACATCATAGGCATACCTGGTCTTGGTATTGCTCCATCTGGTCCTGTTATAGATGTTATTGGAGAAGATTGATAATATTGTCCAGGTCTAGGCCCACCTAAAATATAAGGTCCTTCATAAGGTCCTTCATAAGGTCCAGGATTAAATACAAGACCAGCAGCTGATTCTTGTTGAGTTGGTTCTCCTATTTTTCTTATAGCTTTTGTAGGACCACCTAAACTATATTCAGGTCTTTCACGAAACATACTTGCAACACCACCGTTAGCGAAATTTCTTGTATATCCTAGATAAGCACCTTTGGGACCAATGTTAATACCAAACCTTGAAGCAGTTTGATCTTCAGGATTTGATGTATAAGAAATCCCTATTCTAGGATCTCTTGTATTTACTCTTGGATTAATATTTGATTCAATTCTAGGTCCAAATCCTGGATAATTATTTTTTTTGGTTTTAGGTCCAAACATTAAATTAATACCACCTTGTCCTCCTTCTTCTGTAGTAAAATTAAGACCAGAAGGTGCGGGTCTTGTTAATAAATCATTTATTTCTTGTTGATATTTTTCTTCTAATTCTTCTGGGGATAATTCTTGATTTTTATTTTCATTCTCAAGAAGTTTTTTTTTAGCTTTACCACCATTTGCAAAACTAGCTAATCCACCATCTGCAAAATCATAGTCACCCATATCTGGATCTGGGTATCTATCCATAATATCATCATAAGGAGATTCTTCTACCTTCTTTCTACCTGCTGCTCTTTGTTCAATTTTTTTTACATCTTTTATTTTTCCAGTTGCAATTTTTTCTAATCTTTCAACATCACTGTAAGCACTATCAATATCAAAATTATCATAATCAAATTCAAAATCTCCTGGTTCTCTAGTTGGTCTTGGTCTATTTTCTATTACTGAAAAATCACCTGGAGATTTTATTTCTTTACCTGTTTCTATATTAATATCTGATTTAGGTGGTCGGTAATTTAACTCAAAAGGTGAATCAGCTACTCCACCAGAAATATTAGCTTCAATAGAAATTTCTCCAGTTACTTTATTTTGAGTAAGTGTAATTGTTTCTGATTTTCCACCTTCAGTAGGTATTTCTAATTTTTTAACAGTAGTCATATCTTCAACTCTTGAAGCTTTAGGGGATATATCTATTCCTTCTTTCATAATTTTATTAACCAATGGAGTAAACCATTCAGGCATTCCAGAAACTTTAGGTAAAGTTTTAGCAACGGCTTTAGCTGCAGGTTTTAAAGCGCCTTTACCTTTCA